CGTCGCCGGGCTCCAGCACTTCCGGGGGTCTTGCCTGCACTGACGTTGGATCTTCGTCGTTCTTCTTTCTTCTGCTTGGCCTCAGCGGCGTCTGACAGCGCTGTATCGATGACATCCATTAGGTCTGGGAAAGTGCAGACCTCGTCATCGTACCCCCCTCCCTGCGATAGATAGCCCTTCTCCCGCCACCTATACGCTTGGAACACCTCGTTGAACCACCTAGGGTCTTCGAAATAGGGGCGTCGTGGGCAGCGCCATAGCTGCTCACCATCCATCATCAATGGGAATGTAGCTCTAGTCTCGCAACCCCAAGCCGCCTGATTTACACAGTTTGAGCAGTCCCGCTCAGGCAGCAGCTCTGAGCACAGAGTTACGAGTCGGAGTTTTTTGCGTCTTCCTCAAGCAGCATGAGGCCAGTAGAAGTCGCTTCTGAAAGCTCCTGGATCCACTCCAGCTCCAGAAGATCCATCGAATCTTCAGACGCTACCGCCATGTCCTTACCCGCCACGTTCTTCTTGATCGACTTGTAAGAAACATCGCTACCACCTTCGTCGTGGAAATTGCGCCAGCCACGAAGAGCGTGTTGGGTGGTTAGCCACGCCACTTCATTCGCTTCTACTGTCGCGTAGAACCCCTGCTCTGCCCCGGCATCGGGGACAATGGTTGTCGCCTTGTCGAGGAGCTTGGCCTTCACACGTCCAGGCAGTGTGGACAGCTCAAATACCGTGGGATCTTCCTGATCTCGGTCTGCTCGTAGAATGTAATCGAACGTCTTGATCTTGACTGCTGTGCGCGCCATGACCCCTCCTTGGTTGTGATGTATTGCTAGGTAGCGCGGCCGACCCGGGGAGCGCAACCCTAAGGCTGCAACACTTGCTCCCCAGGCGGAGATGAAATCACCTCCTTTACCGGCCCGGCGGCCCCCCTCTACCGTGGCTTTCGGGTAGAGACCTGTCGCTCGTGGCGCAAGCGCTTGCGCTCTTTGTTCTTCTCTCGTGTTCCCGCCGCCTTGTAGCGGGCACACTTCACCTTATCACGGCCGATCTTTCGGCCTTTCCTACTATTCTTGGCACCCATGATGAGTCCTCCTTAAAGGATGGTCATCATCGTGTGCTCCTTTCACTTTGGGAGGGGTTGGGGCTCAGGGGTTTCCACCCCCGAGCGCCCGTCCCGCGACGGCCGGCGCCCCCCGAAACCAAACCGTCTGGATCTTAGCTGAAGTAGAACCTCAGCTCATCATTGCCAGCATCCTGATCTCGACGGAACGCAAGGTTCACATCGTAGATCCGAATGTCTGTGCGGTTTCCGTACGCAATTTCCTGATACTGGGCGTGCGGCGCGAAGATCTGCTGCACATTGCCCTGCTGCGATCCAATGCGCAAACCCCAAACCACGTTGGTACCGCTGGACAGGTTCGACCAGAACGGATGGAACGCCTCCAGCTCAACTTCCGGGTTGAACGCTCCAGTCGGGTTGCGGCCAGTAATCACCGCCCCCTCCAGCGAGTTCGCTCCGTTGATGCACTCCCGAGGATTCACATCGTTGGCAAGATCAACCGAGAACGACTGTGCGCAGAGGTTGAACTCGTCAGCCACCGTAGCAGCTGAAGCCGGGGTATCGAAGTCCAAGCCACCCAGCGCTGTGACGTTAGCCAGCTCAACCTGAGGCGGCAGAGTCGATTCGTACACCGGAGCAGCAGGCAGCGCTGTATCCGTGACTGTATTGAAGTCGCCAGTGAACGTGAAGTCCCATGTTGCGAAGTTCGCAGCTTCCCCTTGGCACGAACCAGTGCCTCGTGCTCCTGTGATCCTGTGCAACCGGCCATCGAAGTACACATACAGAGTCAATGACTCAAAGCTCTCACTGATCGGCTCATACATCACGCCAGGGGGCGCAACCTGTACCACGAAGGTATCGCCTGTAGCGAACGCCGTAGTGACTGTCGGCGTAATCTGAGCAGAATCAGGAAGTGTGATGGGAGTCGAAGTGGTCATGTTGTGGGCGCTCAGCAAGTACCCAGCCTGGGCCCCAACCGGCGGGCTGTAGATGTCAAACGTGTTACTACCAGACCCTCCACCACTGGTGCATTCAAACACCACTATCCTAGGCAGCGTTCCACTAGATGCTGTGGTCTTCGTGAACGTGAAGTCACCAGTCGGACCGTTCACCGGATGCGGCACATCACTGAGGATGGTCTCCGTAGATGCCACCGGAACGTAGGTCTCTGCATAGCCGCAGCCACGAAGCAATACTCCGAGAGCAGGGGCCTTCGGGTCTACCGTTGGAACAACACCAGAGCCACGCACCTCGTGGGTGAATGTCGCAGTCGCGATCTTCCTAGCAACAATGCCTGGATCCTGGGACAGCGAAGTCTTCACATTGGGTCGTTCAAGCGCTGTAACCTCAACAGCCACATCAGGATCAGAAACCAACAGAGCATCAGAGTTCTGCATGGTCAGGGCGATGTTGCCAGTATCAACAGTAAGCACAACCTTGCCAGTTCCAGCCTTGGCAGCGCTATAGCTCGTGTGCAGTGAGATCGTGTCTACAGGAGTACCAACTGTGCCAGTTGTGTTCACCCAGTAATTGGTATTTAGAGCCAAACTGGACAGAGCCACGTCCACCTGGAACGGGCCATCCCCATCAGCAAGACCATGGGTGGTGATATCAATTTCATCATTAGTCGCATCAACGTCTACAGCGGTATTGATACCAGTAAACGATTCGACCAGTTCGGTCGGAACCGGATCGGTACGGAAAGTGCTTTCTACCTTCGCGAGAACCAACCCGCGGTTGAAAAGAATCTGGGCCATGACGGAGTGTCCCCTTTAGCTAGACGCCTTGTAAGAGCCACCTACTCCCTTAACCCTACCGGTGGGCTGAGGTGTAGGCTCCGGCTTGGGGGGCGGAGTGGTGGCCTTTTGGGCCTCCTCGACGGGAGTGACTTCTACCTCTTCACTGGTGTCAGTCTCCTGATCTACAAATACAGAACGAGAATGTCTCGCGGGCATGAATCCCTCCCTCAGCCCTAGAGTCTACATAGGCTTAGATCGAGCCGCCAGGAACAACTCTGGGGTCATCCTCATCGTGCTTGTAGAGAATCTGGACGAAAACTGTACCTGCAATCAGGCGGTCAATTGCATCGTCAATACTCTCTTGCCGATTCGCAATCTCTCGAATATCAGTCACTAGGGCAGGGTTTCCCAGCGTTCTAGCGTCAATGGAGCGGTCTCTGATCCTTCGCTGGATGTTCCATAGCACGCGATTAAATGCCTCGGTGGGGTCCATGGCCTTAGGACAGATATGGGTCCATTCAAGGGTCACCTGAAGGGTGCTCGTCTGAGAGGAAATCTGAGGAATCTTCTGCTCCGTCCCCTCGATAATGGCAAGAGCGTACTCTTTTCCCTCAGACTCAGCGCTCAGAGGCTGCCTCTGTACCACGTCCCACTTGAAATCATAGGGGTCCGTAGTGGGTACCCCCTTCTTCTGGGACACAAAATTGGCCTTCAGCTGGCGCAGAGCCTGTTCTCGAATAGAAAGCGCCTCAGGCATTATAGATCCCTATCAATCTTCTTGAGAACAGCGTCTATCAGCCTGCCCTCTAGAGACTCCCCTTCCCGGTTCAAGGCAGCCTGCAGGCCCAAGCGCGGAGGGATCTTTACCTTGGTTTTGAGAACATACAGCGGAACAATGCCGGTGGCCTCTCTACGAGCGATTAGAAGGTTCCCCTTCTTCGACTCGAATACAAAGGTATTGTCCCAGTCCCGTGGTCCCCTCTTTAGGGGTATTCCACGGCTATCCAATGCTGCTGGCAGGGGAATGGCCATGTACCTACCTCTTGCCTTGACAATACCCCCATCTTCGTGGATACCGGCGTAGCCAGGGACAGCCAGCGTGCCTACAACTTCTCTGTTGGAGGCTATTACTTTGCCATTCAGGAGGGCGCGCAGCAGCCCCCCTGAGCGTTTCTGCAACCTTCCTGATGCCCGACCATCGGGCAACTTTCTATCAGGCGCGTAGGTCGCACTATGGCGCGACGCCATAACCTTACCAACATTCCGCAGAGACCTATCTA